AACTGCACAGGCGCTTGCGGGCAGCGAGGAAGCACTGGACATCAGCACCCACATGCTTTGCCAGCTTGCAGAGCTGCAAGATGGCACGAAGGCATTTAGCTCTGGTGATGCGGCAAAGCTGCAGCGGCAGTTGCCTGAATCGGTTCTGAATGAGCTTGAGCTGTTCCTGTTTGGAATTGGTGCTGCGGAGGATCTTGAGGAAGCAAAAAACGGCTAAAGCAGGACAACTGGCTCTTTTTTGAGTTCTTCCTGTCCTGCGAGCTAGGGATGACGGTCAGCCGGTTACGAACTGAGCTGACCGATGCAGAGTTTGTTCATTACGCCGCCTATTTTGAATTGAAGGGCGAGCGCGAGAAACAGGAGATAGAACGCGCCAAGATGCGTCGCTAGTAGCATTGGGTTACTGATGTGCGGTGGTAGTGGCAAAAGCCAACGTTGAACTCACCGTTACTGCTCAAGGCGCAGTCGGACCTCTTAGGCAGGTTCAGCAGACAGCACAGGCGCTGTCTGCTCAATTTGACAAGCTCAAGGCAAGCGCCAAAGGTGTTGCCAGTTCAGCTCTGGAAATTGGGCGGAGTTTAGATCAAAACACGCAAAAACTAAGACAGCAGACAACAAGCATTCAAGGGCTGATTGGTGCATATGCAGGCTTTCGCACGCTGAAAGGTGCAATCACGGCAGGTGTCGAGCTTGAAACAGCACAAAAACGTGCCGAGCTTCTTACCCAGCGTTTCGGGCAGCTTTCTGGTATCCAGCAGGTTGCAGCTCAATCTGCTGACAAGTTTCGTATTGCTCAATCAGATACGCTTACTGCCCTGATTGACCTTGGCAACAGGCTTGGACCACAAGGTGCCAGTCTTGCTGAAATCAAGGACATCTACGAGGGCTTTAACACTGTCCTTGCCATTAACAAAGTAAGCACACAAGAGGCGGCTTCGGCGCAGCTGCAGTTAAACCAGGCGCTTGGCTCTGGAAGACTGGCTGGCGAAGAGTTTCGTGCGGTGAACGAAGCAACGCCACAAGTGATTGATGCAATCGCAAAGATTCTTGGTGTTGCCAGAGGCGAAGTCAAACAGCTTGCTGCAGAAGGTGCGGTTACTGCGCCTGTGCTAATTCAAGCATTGCGTGATATCAAAGATAAAGGCGCTACTGAACTAGAAAAATCTTTCGACAGTGCATCAGGCAGGCTGCGTGCTTTTCAGAAGGCACAAACTGAACTTGCCCAAGCAATCGGTTTGCAGCTTTTGCCTGCCTTTACACCGCTAATCACGGCTGTAACTGAACTTATCAGAAAGTTTGCAGCATTACCTGGACCGGCAAAGGCAGTTATTGCTGGCGTGGTTGGAATCACAACTGCGCTGATTGCTCTTGCTCCTGTGATCACTGGTGCCATCGGTCTGCTTAAGGCTTTAGGCGTTGCAACTTTAGTTTCGGCTGGACCCTGGGTTGCATTGGCTGCAGGCATCACAGCCGCAGCAGTTGCCCTGGCTAGTTATCAAACACAGGCACAAAAAACCGCCAAAGGCGCAGCAACTGGTGACATAGCTGCAATTAAAAAAGCCAATGACGATTTATATGTTGTAAATAAGCAAATTACAGACACAGTAAATGCTCGCTCAAAAGCAACTGGAAGGGAAAGGGCTACTCTAGATCGGCAGGTGCAGTCACTGCGTCGAGATAAAGCTGAGCTGCAAAAAGGACTGGCAGCAGGCAGGGCGACTCTGGCAGCGCAAGATCAGACAGGCTCTGGCGGATTAGACACTGGCGCTCCTGCGGAGGACACCAGTAAAGCTAATAAGGCCAATAAAGCTGCTAGGGAAAGCCAGTTAGCAGACATTAAAGCCGCAAATGGTTTGTACAGGTCGCAGCAGAGTATTGCAGGAGCAATAGCCAACGCTGAATACGAGCGAAATACATCTGAAGTTCTTCGCTTACAGATGATTCAACGTGGCGTGGAGTTAATGCATGAGGCAGCCGCAATTCAGCGTGATGTAACATTGCCAGCCGATGAAAAAAGAGCAAAGCTACAAGGCATCCAAGACCGGCTGGCTGCCAGCACTGCTCAGTACAACAGAGAAATCTTTCTTTTTCAGCAGCAATCTATTGAAAGTTTGCCAGGCTATCTTTCCAGCCTGCAAGGCTTGGCTAGTGGCTACAGCTCTGTTCTTGATTATTCAAAGCGATTAACTAAAGAGCAAGAACAACAAAAGCTATTGGCGGAAGGAATAAGCGGGATTGTTGGGCAAAGCATGGTAAGCGCATTTGACGCCTTGATAGCAGGAACCGAATCATTCGGGGACAGCCTAAGAAAAATTGCGTCTGGAGTTTTAACTGACATTGCAAGACAACTTTTGCAGATCTACGTAATTAATCAAGCGATCAATGCGATTAGCAGTATCTTAAGTCCAAAAACTGCTGGATTCCTGCCAAGTGTCAAGTTTAATCCATCTGCATTTTCCATGCCGCAGCTTGCGGGGCAACGCGCCATGGGTGGCAGTGTTTCCGGCGGCTCTCCTTACCTTGTCGGTGAGCGCGGTCCTGAACTTTTCATACCAGGACGTAGCGGTGGCATCGCACCCGCAGGCAGCTTTGGTGGCATGGGTAACGTCGTCGTCAACGTAGACGCAGGCGGCAGTAACGTGCAAGGTGATGGGCAACAGGCTAATGCTCTCGGCAAAGCTATTGGCATCGCCGTGCAGCAAGAACTAATCAAGCAAAAGCGTCCTGGAGGCTTGCTCGCTTAATGGCTACTTTCCCAGCTATTGATCCTACCTACGGCGCAGCGAAGGCTAGCCAGCCTATTGTCCGCACGGTTCGCTTTGGGGATGGCTACGAACAACGTTTAACCTATGGGCTAAATCAAAACCCAAAGGTCTGGACCTTGACCTGGCAAAACATTACAGAGGCAAACAGCGACACCATAGAGACATTTTTAGATGCTCGTGCCGCAGACAATGCCAGCTTTGATTGGGCGCCACCTGCAGAAGGCGTCACCTACAAGTGGGTTTGTGAGTCATGGGATAAGGTGATTCCATACACAGGTCGTGCAACGATCAGTGCTACCTTCCGTCAGGTCTTTGAACCGTAATGGCATACGCAGCTTGGACCGCTAGCACTGCCTTTGCCGTTGGCAACATCCGGCGTTCTACAACGCTGCAGGCATCAGGTCTTGTTTTCCAATGCACCACGGCTGGCACCAGCGGCGCCACTGAACCTGTCTGGGCAACAGACGTTGGCAGTTACGTCACCGATAACACCGTCACCTGGGTTGCGATTGCTAGCAGCTACGAGGATCTGGCAGCGATTGCACCCAGCGCAATTATTGAGTTGTTTGAGTTGACGTTGGACACAACGTTGCATGGCAGCAACGACACGTACCGCTTCCATAACGGTGCCAACGCCAACGTCAGCGGCAACATTATCTGGAACGGCAACTCATACACCCGTCTACCAGTGAAAGCGGAGGGCTTTGAGTACACCAACACGGGCACGCTGCCGCGCCCCACGCTGACCATCGCTAACCTGGATGGCACGATGACGACACTGTTGTTGCTTGTTAATGCCACCACTGCAGGCAACGATCTTGGTGGCGCTACGGTCAAGCGCATCCGCACATTGAAGAAATACCTAGACGGTCAAGCAGCAGCAGACCCCCACGCCAAGTTCCCAGATGAGGTTTGGTTTATAGATCGCAAGGCAAGCGAAAGCCGCGATAGCGTCAGCTTTGAACTTGCCAGCAAATTCGATCTAGCTGGTGTGATGATCCCTAAGCGGCAGATCATCGCCAATATCTGCCAATGGCAGTACCGCAGCACCGAGTGCAGCTACACAGGCTCCACTTACTTCAATATCAACGATCAGTCTGTTGCTACGTTGGCTGCCGACAAGTGCGGCAAACGCCTTAGCTCGTGCAAATTGCGGTTTGGCGCTACGGCTGAATTACCCTTTGGCTCGTTCCCCGGTGCAGGTTTGACCGAATGAAACTTACCGACAGCATCAAAGAACAGGCACTGGAGCACGCCAAAGCAGAGTTCCCTGCTGAATCCTGCGGTCTTGTTGCCGTCATCAAAGGGCGCAAACGGTACTTTCCATGCCGCAACCTGGCAGAAACCCCAGATGAGCACTTTGTCTTGGATCCGCTGGAGTACGCCGAGGTTGAGGATCAGGGCGAAATCGTCGCGGTGGTGCATAGCCACCCTAAAACCAACCACGCCCCGTCACAGGCTGATCGCGTCGCGTGCGAAAAATCTGGGCTGCCCTGGCACATCGTCAATCCCCAGACCGAGCAATGGGGTTACTGCGAGCCTGATGGATTTGAGCTGCCTTACGTCGGGCGTGAGTTTGTGTTTGGCATTGTCGATTGTTACAGCCTCTGCCGCGACTGGTACAAGCGGGAGTTTGGGCTGGATCTGAAGGACTACGACCGCCGCGATCAGTTCTGGCTCAAGGGCGAGAGCCTATACATGGACAACTTCGCCAAGGAAGGCTTCTACCAGATACCGCTTGAGGAACTGCAGTATGGCGACGCCATTTTGATGCACATGGAGTCATCGCTACCCAACCATGCGGCGGTGTATTTAGGCGACCAGTTGATGATCCATCACCTGCAGAGGCGGCTCAGTAGCAGGGATCTGTACGGCGGTTATTATTTGAAGAGCACCGCCTGCGCCCTTCGGCATGAAAGTCGTTAAGGTCTACGGCGCACTCCGCAAAAAGCTGGGGCAATGCCGTTTTGAATTTGACGCAGAAACGCCCGCGCAGGCATTTAAGGCGTTGTGTGTCAATTTTCCTGGGCTAGATACGTGGCTATTAAATAGCGAAAAGGATGGCGTTAGCTATCGAGTGAGCATCGGCAAAGAGAAGATTGATGAAAACAATGCAGTGCTTGCCCTTTGCCCATGGAGTGAACGTGAGGTTTTGAGCATTACTCCAGTGCTCGCAGGTGCTGGAGGTAATAGCGCCGCACAAATTGGCATCGGTTTCGGCTTGGTTGCGCTCTCGTTTTTGCTGCCTGGTGCCGGTTTGTTCGGCACAACTGGTTTGTTCGGTGCAGGAGCGGCGGCTGCCACTGGCACAGCTGGTGCATTAACTACGTTAGGCGTTGCTTTGAGTGGTATGGGCGCAGCCTTGGTTTTGGGTGGGATTGCGCAAGCTATTTCTCCTGCTCCAGTAATGTCTAGTGCCGCAAATAACCCATTTGAACGCGGGCGCGATGCCGCCAAGTTTGAGTCATTTACCTTTAGTGGAATTGTCAATACCGCCAAGCAAGGTTTGCCTGTGCCCATTGCTTACGGGCGCTGTTTTGTAGGTTCCGCTGTCCTTTCCAGTGGGCTTGACGTGGATCAACAGGTATGACACGGATTGTTGGTGCTGGAGGCGGCGGTGGTGGCGGCGGTTGCTTTCTAGGGCACACGCTTGTTGCCACACCAAGCGGTGAACGCCGCATTGATGAACTGCAGCCAGGTGATCTGGTCTGGAGCTTTGACCACGACGGCAAGATCCATGAAGCTGCAGTGCTCAAGATCCATGAGCACCACAACGAACCTGTCACCAGCTACACGCTTTGGGGCGGTCAGATCCTTGACGCCACTCCAAACCACTGGGTACTCAACCAGTTCAATGCCTTCGTCGAAATCGACACCCTTGGCACAGATGACTGCCTAGTTGACCACAACGGGCACCTGCGCCCCATCGTCAGCAAAACAAACGCGGGCACTGGCACTGTCTACAACCTGACGGTTGAAGGGCACCACACCTTCATTGCTGCTGGCATCCGTGTCCATAACGCGGGTCTGGGTCTCGGCATTGCCGGTTCCGGCGGTGGCGGTGGAGGTGGTGGTGGTAGCAAAGGTGGCGGCGGTGGTGGTGGTCAAAGCCGTACACCAACAGAAGCTGACGATTCACTGCAATCTGTTCAATT